TTTATAGAAATGCTAACATGTATTTTCAAAAAATTAAACCTTTCGATAAGAATAAAAAAAGTATTTTAAATGAAGGACTTATACATCAAGACGCATATTTTAATTTAGCTGGTGTAATTTATCTTAATAAAAAACCAGACTTAAATGCTGGTACTTCAATATATAAAAATATAAAGAAGTTAGAAAACGAAGAAGAAAAACACGCAAAGAAAAAAGAATTGTATAAATTAAAAAATATGTCAAAATTAGATTTAAAAAAATATAAGAACATTTTATTAGAATGTAATAAAGGTTTTAAGGAAACTATCAAAGTAAGCAATATTTATAATAGACTTATTTTTTATCCAGCTAATACTTTTCATGCTGGAAATTATGGAGTTACAAAAGAAAGACTTACACTAGTGTTTTTTATAAAAAATATAGACAGTATAAGCCCTCTTCCTATAATAAGAAAAGATGCTATAAATCCCTTAGATTGAAAAAAAATACAGTAGAAATACAATATTTATTGTATATAATGTTTACATATGCCATTAACACAACTGAATTTTTTACCTGGAATTGATACTGAAAACACCGAAACAGGTGCAGAAGGAAGATGGTCTAATTGCGATAAAGTTAGATTTAGAAAAGGTTTACCACAAAAAATTGGTGGTTGGGAAAAATTTAGTCTTGATTATTATGTTGGAGTTGGAAGAGCTTTACATCAATGGTTTGATAACTCTGGTAATCGTTACGAGGGTTTAGGAACAGATAGAAAAGTCTATGTATATAGATCAGGTGATAATCAAGATATAACACCAATAAGACAATCTAATACTCTTACATCAGTTTTTAACACAACTAATGGAAGTGCTAATATTACAGTTAATCATTCTACTCATGGTGCAGCTGTAGGAGACTTTATAACTATATCTAATTGTGCACCTACGTCCATAGGAGGGATAGCAAATAGTAGTATTGATGCTGAATATCAAATAGTTTCTATAACAAATGCAGATGCTTATATAATTACATCTAATAATACAGCAAATGCGAATGTAACTACAACTGGTAATTGCGATATAGAATATCAATTATCTATAGGTCCAGATAAACAAACTTTTGGTTTTGGTTGGGGTACTGGAACTTGGAATTCTTTAACTTGGAATACACCTAGAACTTCTTCTAATGTAACACTAGATTTAAGACAATGGTCTATGAATAACTGGGGAGAAGATTTAATAATTACTGCTAGAGATGGAAGTACATATTATTATGACACTTCTCTTGGAATGACAGGCAATAGAGCAACTGAAATTGCTAATGTTCCTACTGCAAGTACATTAAGTGTAGTATCAACAGAAACAAGACATTTAATTTTAATGGGAACAGAGACAACTATAGGTACACCTAGTACACAAGATAAGATGTTTATAAGATTTAGTGATCAAGAAAATTTTGAACAATTTACTCCTAATGTAACTAATTCTGCAGGTTCTCAAAGAATTGCAGGTGGTAGCGAAATAAGATGTGCTAGACCTGCTAAAGGTACTATTCTTATTTGGACAGATACTACTATGCATTCGATGTCTTTTATTGGTCCTCCTTTTGTTTTTGGTTTTAGACAATTAGGTAATGATTGTGGATCTGTTGGTTTAAATGCTGCGATAGTTGTAGACGATATTGCTTACTGGATGTCCGACGGACAATTCTTTAGATATGCTGGTGCAGTTCAAGAATTACCTTGTAGTGTTTTAAATTATGTATTTAATGATATTAATAAAAATCAATACGCACAAGTTTATGCAGGACAAACTTCTAATTTTTCAGAAATAATTTGGTATTATTGTTCTAAAACATCTAATCAAATTGATAGATATGTTATATTTAATTACTTAGAAAACAGTTGGTATTTTGGAAATTTAGCAAGATCAACTTATCAAGATAATGGCGTAGAACTAAATCCTTTAGCTACAGAATATTTTGCAAATAATACATCTAATACCTTTAGTCAAATAAATGGTTTAACAGAAGGTAGAAGTCTTATTTACAGGCATGAAGAAGGTGTAGATGCTGATGGTAATGCTTTATCATCATTTATACAATCTGGAGACGGAGATATTGCAGATGGTGAGACATTTAGTTTTATTAATAAAGTTATACCAGATTTTCAAAGTATGACTGGCAATGCTATAATAACTCTTAAAACTAGAGATTATCCTAATGATACAAGAACCTCTGGAGAGGCTATTACAGTAAACAATGCCACTAGATTTTTTAATACTAGAACTAGGGGTAGACAATCAAGTCTGAGAATAGAAAATACTGGAATTGGTGATAATTGGCGATTTGGAACAATAAGAATTAATATTAGACCTGATGGTAAAAGATAAATTTAAAATAAGACAAGCACGTATTGACGATGCTGTTAGAATACGTGAGCTTTTAAAAACATGGTTACCAGAATCACCATATAAGTTTGGTAACGTAAATAATAAGAAATTACTGGATCATATTATATTTTACATTAAAAATAGTTTTGTTATAGTAGTAGAATATGAAAAGGTTATTATAGGAACTATGGCTGCCACTGTAGACGAAACCTGGTACAGTGACAAAAAGTTTTTAAGAAGTTTATGGCTTCACGTAAATCCTAAGTATCGTAATTTTCATATTTTTAGAGCTATTATGATAGTCTTTAAAGAATACGCAGAAAGTAAAAGATTAACTGCTTTATGCGAAATAACACAAGGTAAAGACGTAGAAAGAAAGCATAACGCCTTTATTAAATTAGGATATAAAAATATTGGAGGAACATATATAATCAATGGGTAGTCTTTTCAAACCATCTACAACAGTAGTTCAAGCGCCAAGTCAACAAACAGTAACTTCGCAAATACCAGAATATTTTAAAGAAATACAAGAACGTACTTTAAGACGTGCTGAGAATGTTTTTAACGAACCTTTTACAGCTTTTCAAGGTCAACGTGTAGCTCAACTATCGCCACAAGAACAACAAGTTGCTAATGTATTTAGTAATCAAATTTTACCACAAGCTGGTCAACTTGCACAAATTGGTGCACAAACTTTTGATACTGCAACTGCTCAACAATATATGAATCCTTATACTAACAATGTTATACAATCTACATTATCAGATTTAGGAGAAGCATTTGGTCAACAACAAAGGTCAATGGCAGCAACAGCAGTAGGTGCCGGAGCTTTTGGCGGATCTAGAGAAGGTGTAGAAAGAGCTTTATCTAGAGAAAGATATTTAGATCAAGTGGCAGATACATCTGCTAGATTAAGACAAGCAGGTTTTGAATCAGGTGCACAAAGATTTGCTGCAGACAGAGCAGCACAATTACAATCAGCTCAAGCACAATTATCAGGTCTTGCTGGTGCTGCAGCAGGTTTAGGTCAAGCTGGAAGTTTAGCAAGAGGTATAGAGCAAGCTGAATTAACAGAAGCATTTAGAGATTTTATCGAGGAGAGAGATTTCCCTGCTGGTCAAGTAAGACAAATGATTGGTGCTTTAGCAGGTGCACCTATTAGAACTTACGGAGAAGAAAGATCAGCATTAACAGGAACGCCAGTAGGTGCTCCTAGTCCATTTGCACAAATTGCTGGTGCAGGTCAGGCTTTTGCTGCTTTTTCAGATATAAGATTAAAAGAAGATATTAAATTAGTTGGTAAATCTCCTAGTGGTATAAATATTTATAACTTTAAATATATAGGTGACGA